TAATAAGCGTTGGCTTCATTTCTTCATGCTTTTCGTTCCCGTTATGGGTCTCTGGACTTCTTCTATCGGTATTATTGGTCTTGCTCTTAACCTTAGAGCTTACGACTTTGTAAGCCAGGAGATCCGAGCAGCAGAAGATCCTGAGTTTGAAACCTTCTACACGAAGAACATTCTACTCAATGAAGGTCTTCGTGCTTGGATGGCACCAGTAGATCAACCACACGAACAGTTTGTATTTCCTGAAGAAGTGTTGCCCCGAGGCAATGCTCTATGATATACTTGGAGGGGCAACCCTCTTTTTTTATGATTAGTTCTGAAACACCTTACAAATTGGCAGAGATCATCAGAGATACTTGGCCTCAGATATATAGAGTGCCATCGAATAAAGAAGATGAAAAAGGTAGCAGTATTCGGATCCGCAAGAACGAGTCCTGAATCTGGACTTTATCAAGCAGTAGAAAAACTAGGAAGAAATATTGCAGCAGAAGGTTGGACAGTAGTTACTGGAGGTGGTCCAGGAACTATGGAAGCAGCAAACAAAGGGGCAATGAGTGCTTGTATGGGCAACTCTCTTTGTTCTGTTGCAGAAGCAATCTATCTCCCATTTGAAGAAGGAGTGAATCCTTATGTTCAAGAATACGAAAAGCATCAGACATTCTATTCAAGATTACATACCTTTTCAGAATGTGATGCATTTATTGTTACTCCTGGTGGTATTGGAACTCTTCTTGAGATGGCAATGATTTATCAATTGGTTCAAGTTAACCACATTGATAAGAAACCAATTATCTGTGTAGGGAGAATGTGGAGAACTCTTAAGCATTGGATTGAAGATGAGATGCTAGACAATGGATTTCTCAATAATGATGAAATGAAACTCATTCATTATGTTGATAGATTTTCAGAAGCAACTCATTTATTAAAAGGACTTCTTACTTAATTTAATTATATGAACCTTACAATTTTTGCAAATACTTCTGATTTGCTATATGATAGGCATAACTACAAATTAGTTAAAAGTAATGGGAAAAGTATTATTTTTGATAATTGGGAGGATGCAAAATCTTATTGGTTTCAAAATGTATCTTTCGGTAACTTAAATTACTTCGAAGTTTTAGATAAAGAGACTTTAAATAAAAAGGAAAAAAGAAAAGGATTTAAATTATGAATGAATATTGGGTGGTAAAAGATACTAAAATTGGAAGAATTATAGCACACTGTGGTGATATTAATGATGCTATTATGATGGTTTCATTTGATCCCAATAATCGTTCATATAATCGTCAACGATTTATTATAGATCAAATTATTGACATAACTTCCACTGTAGATAAGCAACTTCCAGGGCAGATTGGATTGCCACCAGGAAAATATAAAATTGAGGATCGTAAAATTTATAAACTTGAAGAGGGTGAAGGAAATCCAGTGATTGTATGAATCATAGAAAACACAAGCAATCAAAAAATCAAAAGAAAAAAAGGATGTATACACCTGAAGGATATATTACAGATCCCCCAGATGCAAAGTGTCCCTATTGTGGAAAATCTCAAAAACCTTGTTCTCATATAAACAGTTTAAGTCGTGCTTGGGCTAGACAAGCCTGTAAAAAGAAAAATAATTGATATATAGTATAAGTTAGACATTTCTATGCCTAATACAAATTTAAATTTATGTTAATAACCCCCTTCGCATAAAAATGCGATAGGGGTTATTTTTGTAAGTTTTTTTACTAAAAAATAAAGAATTTATGGATGTTTTAAATTCTCCTCAAGACTTTTTGTATAATTTAAAAGCCTCTACCTCGTCAGAAGCAAAACGATTATGGAAACAATCAATAAAGGAAAAATGGAATCATTCCTGTGCTTATTGTGGGACAAAAGAAGGAGAATTAACAATCGATCATATAGTTCCCCAAATGAAAGGTGGGAATGACCACATAACTAATGTTGTTTGTTGCTGTTCAAAATGCAATCATTCCAAAGGACATGAGCATTGGGAAAATTGGTTTTATGGTCAAAAATTCTTTACAAGGGAAAGATATGATGCTATAATACGTTGGCAAAGACAAATGTTAGAACAAGATTTAACACTGTATAAGTATAAACCAAGGAGAAATAAAGTATTATGAATATTAAAGTTTATAGTAGATCTGGTTGCCCATATTGTGATAAAATTAAAACAGTTCTAAGGCAAAAGGACATTGAGTTTACTTCCTACGAACTTGATGAAGATTTTACTAGGGATGAATTTTATGCTCAGTTTGGAGTAGGATCAACTTTCCCTCAAGTCGTTTATAATGATCAAAATTTGGGTGGTTGTTCAGATGCAGTTAATTATTTTGTTGAAAATAATATTATTTAAATGGGTCCTATAAATAATCCTGACACACTAGAGATGAACAAGGGTGTCGAATTACTACTCAGAAAAAGGAGGGAGAAAAAAAATTTAGAAACTAAACAAAATAAGTTTGGTTTTTCTAAAAAAATTTCTCTCTTCAAGAGGGAAATTGAAATAAATTTTTTTATTTCTTTAATTGGAAAAGGATAACTCTCTCGGAGGAAGTACCAATGTTAGCAGCAGAACTCACAATTTTTTCTTTGGTTTCATTTTTATTTTTATTAGTTGGTGGAGTGATTGGTTGGCTAACAAAACAACACGTATACAGCACTCAACAAATGCAGGTATACACGCATCCAGAAATGTTTGATAATAATGGAAATATTATTCCAGACGAAATAATAGCAGTACGATTTGAAAATGACCATGACTACGACGAAGACGAAGAAGACGACTGAACCAAAAGCAGTCAAATTACCACCTAAACCATTTGCATTTGAAGTTCTTTCTTTAGTTTCAAAACAAAGAACAAATGCTAAAAAAGTAGAAATCCTTAAAGAGTATGAACACGATTCTTTGAAGGCAATTTTTATTTGGAATTTTGATGAGACTGTAATATCAATGCTTCCCCCAGGAGAAGTCCCTTATTTTGGTGACAATGATTTTAAAACATCAACCATGACTGAACGGATTCAACAAGCAGTCGATACTATGGGTGATTTAAGTTCTAATTCTATCGGAGCATCAGATCAGAAGCATACTGCGATTAGAACAGAATATACAAAGTTTTATAATTTCATCAAGGGTGGTAATGACTCTTTAAGTTCTTTACGAAGAGAAAATATTTTCATTAATCTTTTGGAGGGTATGCATCCTTTAGAAGCAGAAATTATTTGTCTATGTAAAGATAAAAAACTTCAAGAAAAATATAAGATTACAAAAGAACTTGTATCTGAAGCATATCCTGATATTACTTGGGGAGGCAGGAGTTAATGGTAAAAATTCTCCATCAGGATTGTGATCCAGAACTTGCAAAAGATCGTAGTTTACCCTATACTGCATATCTAGTTAATTATGAAGATGATGGAGTTAAAAAATACGACATTGTTATTTGTAATAAAAAAATAGATATTTTCGATTATTACTGGGACAGGTATAGAGAAGGATTAAAAAGTTTTAAACAAAGTGAAGGAAGAACTAATCCAAAACTTTGGGGAGTTCAGGTAAAGGAGTCGAAAAAGAAAAAATGAATGAAGACTTTCAACGCATTCTTAGACAAGAATTAAAAAAAGAATTTGAGGAACAGTTGGGACTGACTGTTAATCAAACTGAACTTAAAAAAGTAATAAAAGAATATAAAAAAATTAAAAAGTTTCAAAAAACTCCTTTGTATCAAGTAATGCAAATGGATAAAAAAAATAAATAAGATTTGTAAAATAGTAACAAAAGTTACAAAAATGATTGACTATATAGGATGAATAGGGGTATAATAGTCCCCTAACGTTCATCCTATGACTAAGGCACTTTTGCTTTTAGCATGGGTTCCATTTCTTTCTTTTTCTACACCACAACTTATTGAAAATAATAAAGTTACAATAAGTTGTGATGCAGCCTGGGAACTTATGGACATCGTTAAAAACGACGATGTAGTAGATCAAAGAAAAGAAGACCGATTGCTATCAGAACTCCGAAAGGATGTTGTGAAACTCAAGTGCTAAACAATTTAATAGGACGGAAGTAAGCCGACTCGGAACGGATCGTTCATCCTCATAGAGGACGCAAAAGCCGACTGAAGGAACGCTCTTTAACTTAAAAACTAAGGAGAAAACCTAATGTCTAAAGTCGTATATCGTGGTGTTGAGTATGACACTACAGATCGTCCAAATCAAACGTTCAAGATTGAACCACACGTAGAAATCTACCGTGGTTCTATGTTTTACGTTGATGAAAACGGAAACAAACTCCATATGGAAAAATCCAAGGGAGGTGTAAAATGAATACTTACTTCGTTCGTTACCTCAAGAAAAAAGCAAAGAAGGAGAAACTTCTTAAAGAGGCACAATTGAATATGGCAAAGCAACCACAGGTTGCTTAAATGCAAGGAGGGGTTGATCCCCTCCTTTTTTTATGTTATGATTGATTTGTGATAATTTTATTTTATGGACAAAGAGAAATTAAAATTAATTATCCGTAATCTAGAACTTTTAGTTGATTCTTTAAAGTCCGAAGTTTACTCTGATGTGGGGGCATATAAGAAACCACCACTACAAGAATCAATAATAACAGATTACGATGAAGTTTTTTATGACGGAGATGATGATGGATACCCAGACTAAACAAATTGTTAAACTAATTTCTGTCACTCAAGGTGCAGGAGAACTTGCAGGAAAATCTGCACAAGAAGTGATTACTTATACTGCTCGTGTAAGCAATCCAGGTAACCAACTTAAATTTGATACTGCTGCTGGACTTCTTCGGTATTGTATTAAACAAAATCATTGGTCTATCTTTGAGCAAGCAGATATGACTCTGGAAATTAATACTACCAGGGGTATCGCAGCTCAAGTGCTTCGTCATAGGAGCTTCACATATCAGGAATTTTCGCAAAGATATGCAGATACCAAACTTCTGACTGATCTTCCTGAGGTCCCTGAACTTCGTAGGCAGGATGAGAAGAACCGTCAGAATTCAACTAATGATCTGGATGAGCATACCCGAGAAAAGTTTGAAGGTATGATTGAGCAGCACTTTGAAGAAGCACAACGTCTTTATGATAAAATGCTCGATCATGGAGTTGCAAAGGAATGTGCAAGGTTTGTACTCCCACTCGCAACACCCACCAGAATTTATATGAAGGGCTCTGTAAGGTCGTGGATCCACTACATTGATCTACGTTCTGCTCACGGCACTCAGAAGGAGCATATGGACATCGCAGAAGCAGCACGTTGCGTCTTTATCTGCCAGTTCCCTGATATTGCTAAGGCACTTGGTTGGGAACCAGAAAATTGTCCAGAGTGTTCTGATGCCCCTTCTATTACTATTGAATAAATATTTTTATCGTGATTTCATAACATATGGCAACTTATCCCGTTATTAATAAAGAAACTGGTGAGCAAAAAGAAGTGAAGATGAGTGTTCACGAATGGGACCAGTGGAAAAAAGAAAACCCAGATTGGGATAGAGATTGGTCTGACCCCGCAACTTGTCCAGGAAGTGGTGAAGTTGGTGAGTGGAAAGACAAGCTTTCAAAATCAAAACCAGGATGGAATGAAGTTCTAACTAGAGCATCTAAGATGCCTGGTGCTACTGTAAGGAAAAATTAATGGCAAGAAAAAGAAGAAACCATGACCAACCAATTGGTGTTGGAATGACTGCTAGGCAGATGAAAAGGAGAAAACCAATAAGTTCGGAACTTCTTATTGATATAGAACCATTAACTGAAAACCAGAAAAAATTATTTCAATCATATTCTGAAGGTAAACATTTGGTTGCTTATGGTGCTGCTGGAACAGGTAAGACATTCATCAGTCTCTATAATTCTTTAAAGGAAGTTCTGAATGATGTTACTCCTTATGAACAAATCTATGTTGTTCGTTCTCTAGTTGCTACAAGAGAAATTGGATTTCTTCCTGGAGATCACGAAGATAAGTCATCTCTTTACCAAATTCCCTATAAGAATATGGTAAAGTATATGTTCCAACTTCCTTCCGAAACTGATTTTGAAATGCTTTATGGAAATTTAAAGCAGCAAGAAACAATTAAGTTTTGGAGCACTTCTTTTGTTCGTGGTACTACCTTAGATAATTCAATCATCATTGTTGATGAGTTTCAGAATATGAATTTTCACGAATTAGATTCTATAATTACTCGTGTTGGTGAAAATTCAAAGATTATTTTTTGTGGTGATGCAACTCAGAGTGATTTAACTAAAACCAATGAAAGAAATGGTATTAGTGACTTTATGAATATCTTGAGAAAAATGCCATCTTTTGATATAATTGAGTTTGGTATTGAAGACATTGTTCGTTCTGGACTTGTTAAAGAATATCTAATTGCAAAAATTGAATCTGGATTGAATGTCTGATAATACTTTTAATCATGTTGAATTAACTTTACCAACATTAGAAAGAGAAACAATCGATGGAGTTCGATACTACAAAGTACCTGGAGAATCAAGTCTCCATCGATTAGTTTCTATTACTTCAGTAACCAGTCATTTCAATAAAAAAATCTTTGAAGATTGGAGAAAAAAAGTAGGAGACAAAAAAGCAGATAAAATTACAAAGCAAGCAACCAGTCGTGGAACTGACATGCATCTTTTGGTTGAACATCATTTAAAAAATGAAAGTCTTCCAGAAGTTCAACCATTGTCTGACTTTTTATTTAAAATTGCTAAACCAGAATTAAATAAGATAAATAATATTCACGCACTTGAAAGTTCTCTTTATAGTAGAGTGTTAGGTATTGCTGGAACTGTTGATTGTATTGCAGAATACAATGGTGAGTTAGCAATTATAGACTTTAAGACATCTAAAAAGCCAAAACCTAAAGAATGGATTGAACATTATTTTGTACAAGCGGTTGCTTATGCTTGTATGTTATATGAAATGACTGGTATAGTAACTAAAAAATTGGTCATTTTAATGGCTTGTGAAAACGGAGAATGCGTTGTTTATGAAGAATATGACAAATCAAAGTACATTAAATTACTCACAAAATATATTAGAAAGTTTGTTGAAGATAGAACCAATTCCTATGGAAGATAACTTAAGGGAAAAAATTAAAGAAAAGTTTTTATGCCCTCAGAAATTTTCTCAGGACATCGAACAAATAGTTAAAATTTCTAAAATCAATTATATTGATGCAATTATTACATATTGCGAAGAAAATAGTATTGAAATTGAGACCGTATCGAAATTAATTTCAAAACCATTAAAAGAAAAACTTAAGTATGATGCAACAAAATTGAATTTTTTAAAGAAGACAAGTCGTGCTACTCTTAATATTTGATTGTGACCCCTTTTGATGTATATAAAACTTATCTTGCGTTAAAAAATCATTTTACAAAAGATAGTTATGATTATTTTAAATATTGTGGAAAGTCCAGAGCATCTCTGGACTCTTTTCATAAGAGGAAAGATAGATATTTCTTTGAAAGAATGTCTAGGCAAAAAACAGATGATGAAATAAAGGCATACTTTGTTGCCAATTTTGTGGAGTGTAGTGATTCTCAAAATCTATGGATTGGTGAAATCATTAGAAGTGGAGAATCAGTATACAAAGATTGGTTAAAAAAGATCCAAAGTTTATCATATTTGTTTAAAACTGAATCAGAAATTTTCATAAGAAAAGATAACTTTGAATCTTTATTTGATTGTAAAAATGGACAACATCCAGATTTACTTAAAAAGTACTTACAAAAAGCAGTTTCATTAGAAACACTAGTTATATTAGACGTTATATTAAATTACTCTTCAAAATTTGATAAAAAACTTTCCGACCCAGTGTGGGAAACCGTCAGTCTAAAAATAAAAAAATATAAACCTTTTCTAAATATTGATGAGTCTAAATTTAAGCAAATTCTTAAGGAGATAGTATTATGAGTAGATTTTTTGATTCTGATATGGTCAGAAAATCTATAATGGAATTGGATGAACTCCAGACAAAATTGTTTGAGCAAGTTTTGAATCTTTCTTTCTATGATAATAATGGAAAAAAAGAGCATCTTGAATTAATGAAAGAGTTTTTGGAAAAGCAAAAACTCTTTATCTTTAGATTATCACTTTCTGATGATTGTGAGGCAATCGAATTGAAAGAGAGGATACTTGAATCTGCCCGTCTTTTTGGACTGGGTAAAGATGGCACAGTCGAAGAATTTTTTAAAATACTTGAATCTCAAATTGAGTATCTTGAGAAAACGCTTGACGACTGACCCCCTCCTCTGCTAGACTTAATACGTACCAATACGGCACACACTTCTAATACAATTAATACGGAGAATACGAATGTCTTTTGCTGATCTTAAAAAGCAATCCAAAATGGGTTCTCTTACCGAGAAACTCATCAAACAAGTAGAAAAACTGAATGACTCTGGTTCCAAGGATGACGACCGTTTTTGGAAACCTGTAATGGATAAGAGCGGTGTAGGTTCCGCAGTTATCCGATTCCTCCCTGCCCCCGAAGGTTGTGAACTACCTTGGGCACAAGTATGGTCTCACGCATTCCAGGGTACTGGTGGTTGGTTGATTGACAACTGCCTCACTACTCTTGGTCAGCAATGTCCTGTTTGTGAAAAGAATCGTGTTCTCTGGAACTCTGGTTC